CCTAAAGTGATTGCTCAGAAGACTGCGAGGTATCGGTAATGGCGTGGTCTGATGTACTCAAAGCAGTTATCCCGATTGTGGTAGCTGCGTTGGCATGGCTGCTTGGGCAGGTTGCGTCGTTCTCAGAGCGCCTGACCAAGATTGAAGGGTCGATGCCTGCGTTAATCACAAAAGAAGGCACCCCTACAGATAGCCCGATTTCCGCCGAGCGGAGAGCGGTGTTAAAAGAACAGCTGATGGTGCATATCGCTGAACTACAAGTCAGAGTTAAACTGATTGAAGAGCGCGAGAAAATAGGTAAGACTAAATGACCACCTCCGGCACCACGGCGTTCAACTTAGAGTTCACAGACATCGCTGAAGAGGCGTGGGAGCGGGCTGGGCGCGAAATGCGTTCTGGCTATGATCTGCGCACTGCACGGCGGTCGATGAATCTGCTCACTATTGAGTGGCAGAACCGTGGTATCAACATGTGGACGATTGAGCCGGGAATCATTACTTTGACTCCGGGCCTTAACACGTATGCGCTTCCGCTTGATACGATTGACCTGCTAGAGCACGTTATCCGTACTGGACAGAACACTTCATCTACGCAGGCCGACCTAAGCATCACGCGGATCAGCGTGTCTACGTATGCAACAATTCCAAATAAACTCGCTCAGGGACGCCCGATTCAGGTTTTGGTCAACCGACTGTCAGGTGCAGTGTCGCCGACTTCGTCTGTTCTTAGCGGCGCGTTGTCATCGACTGCTACAAGTATTGTCCTCAACACCACGGTAGGTTTGCCTGCTTACGGCTTCATCCGCGTTGGTGCAGAAGACATCTTTTATCAGTACATCAGTGGCAACACCCTAATGGGCGTCTTCCGTGGGCAGAACAACACCACGGCAAGTTCCCACCTTAATACCCCCCCAGTCTTCAACCCAAATCTGCCGTCAGTGACGGTATGGCTTACACCTGACAACTCTCAAACGTATCAATTCGCGTACTGGCGTATGCGACGGGTGCAAGATGCAGGCAACGGTCTTGAGACTGGCGATTTGAACTTCCGTTTCCTTCCTGCTCTTACGGCGGGCCTTGCGTACTATATTGCTACAAAAGTGCCTGATCTTATGGGTAGGGTGGACATGCTGAAAGCTCAGTATGACGAGCAGTTCAACTTAGCTGCGGGCGAAGACCGGGAAAAAGCGGCTATTCGGTTTGTACCTCGCCGACAGTTTATTGGTAGCGGTGCCTAATGGGTAATAGGTTCGCCAGTGGCAAGATTGCTATTGCTATGTGCGATAGATGCGGCTTTAGGTTTAAGCTTAAAACTCTTAGCGAACTGGTGGTCAAAACCAAAAAGATTAACGTCTTGGTTTGCCAAGCCTGTTGGGATCCAGATCAGCCGCAGTTGCAATTAGGTATGTATCCTGTAGACGACCCGCAAGCGCTCAGGAATCCAAGGCGGGATACGACTTACGTAACAGCGGGAGTAAACGCAGCCGGTAACCTTACCGGCGGTTCAAGAGACATTCAGTGGGGTTGGAACCCTGTTGGTGGAGCAAGTGCAAACGACGCGGGACTGACACCAAACTATTTGGTAGCGGTTACGTCTGTTGGTACAGTTACAATTGCCACGACTTAGGAGTCATCATGGACGCAAAGAAAGCAGTGCATAAGCATGAAGCTAATATGCACCCCGGTAAAAAGCCCACCAAGTTTGCCAAGGGCGGCAAGACTAATCTCCAGATGAAGCAGATGGGGCGTAATCTTGCAAAGGTTGCTAACCAAATGAAGCCCATGCGGCGTACGCGCATGACGGGGATCTAACATGAAGAAGAACGAAATGCAGCCCAAACCTGCCCCCAAGGTAGACTTGAAAAACTCAGGCTACCCGGAGAAGAACGTCAAGACCACGGGCGTTAAAATCCGTGGCACTGGGGCGGCGACTAAAGGTGTAATGGCCCGAGGCCCGATGGCGTAATCATGAACTACACTGAGTTGTCAGCTAATGTTCAGGACATTGTTGAGAATACTTTCACCAATGACCAGATGGCTATGCTGGTTCGGCAGGCTGAGCAGAAGATCTATAACACTGTTCAGATTGCCAACCTGCGTAAGAACGTCTATGGACAGTTGACCACTGATAATAAGTATCTATCGGCTCCTACGGACTTTTTGTCTGTTTATTCTCTGGCGGTTATTACCAACGGTAATACTAGCACCGGCACCTACGCGTATCTTCTAAACAAAGACGTTAACTTCATCCGCGAAGCGTACCCGGCGCCTAATTCCAAGGGCGTACCGAAGCATTACGCAATCTTTGGCCCTCGGTCAGATTTAGAAACGGAACTGTCATTCATCGTTGGTCCGACGCCGGATAGCGCGTATTACGTTGAGCTTCACTATTACTACTATCCGGAATCTATCGTCACTGCCGGAACTACGTGGTTGGGCGATAACTTTGACTCCGCGCTTTTGAACGGTACTGTTCTAGAAGCCGTACGGTTCTTGAAAGCAGAGCAGGATCAGTTTGCTGTTAATGGTGAAATGTACACGCAGGCGTTGGCGCTTCTTAAAAATCTGGGTGACGGCAAACAGCGTATGGATGCTTATCGTGACGGTCAGGTAAGGAATCCGGTCAAATGATCGTCCAGACCCAGACTACAAGCTTTAAAGCAGAGTTGTATCAGGCTATTCACAACCTGCTAACGGACACGCTGAAACTCGCGCTTTACACCGCTGAAGCTAACCTTGATGAGTCAACAACCGTCTATACAAGTGCTAACGAGATCACCGGGACGGGATACAGCGCAGGTGGAAACGTAGTAACCGGGGTAACAATTAGCAGCAGCGGTTACACGGCGTGGGTGACATTTAATAATGTCTTGTGGGTTCCCGCTGCTTTTACTACTCGGTGTGCGCTTCTTTACAATGTGACCAGAGGGAATAAGTCTATTGCGGTTTTAGACTTTGGTTCAGATAAAACCTGCACGAACACATTTACGGTCACCATGCCGGGGAACACAGCTACAACGGCTTTGATCCGTTCAAGCAACTGAGGTAAATCATGGAAGAACGCGCAAAAGCGACCGGCAAGTACATCGTCGAATGTTTTGATAAAGACGGTAAGCTCAAGTGGACGGCAGAGACTCCCAACCTTGTGGTAAATGGCGGTCTTCAGTACATGGCCGGGGTTGCTCTTACGTCTACCGCACAGATTACTACGTGGTACATCGGTCTGTATGGATCTGGGTCTACCAATAGCCCCAACGCGGGTGATACGATGGGTTCGCATGGCGCGGCTGGATCTGGTGGTTGGACGGAAGTAACGGCTTATACGGAAGCTACTCGCCCTGCTGCTACGTTCGCGGCTGCTACCAATGCAAACCCATCTGTTGTTACGAACACGGCTAGCAAAGCGGTGTTTTCTATAAACGGGACAACGACGGTCGGTGGGGCGTTTCTAACGTCTAATAACACTAAGGGCGGCACGACCGGCACTCTTTTCTCCGCTGCTGACTTTCAGTCGCCGGGAGATCGGTCGGTTGTATCTGGTGATGTGTTGAATGTAACTTACCAATTCAGCCTCACAGCTTAAGGATGAACCGTGCCCGATGGCGGATGGGGATCTGGCACTTGGGGCCAAGCCGGGTGGGGATGCTCGGTTGTAGACCGGGATACCACTGATACCGCCACGGGCGCGGATGGAGTATCGAGTCTATATTCAGTTCAATCTTCAATACTTGAAACCGCTACAGGCGCGGATCAGGTTTCAGCATTAGCGACGTTCCCTGTTAGCGTAGTAGAAGCATCATCAGGCGCGGATCAAATAGCAGCAGACGTATCTTTTGAAGCATCAGTAGTAGAAACGTCTTCTGGAGCCGATCAGTTTTCCGGAAGCGTAGCGTTCAGTGTTTTAGTAAGTGAGACTTCAGCAGGTACAGATTCTGTATCTGCCATCTTCAAGCCCAGCGCAAGCATTGCTGAATCCGCCTCGGGCGCGGATGTCGTCTCAGCACTGGCAAAGTTTGGTTCTATCGTATTAGAAACTTCTACAGGGTCTGATACGGTACGCACGGGCACCACATTCCAATCAGCTATACAGGAATCTGCATCAGGTTTAGATAGTATTTCGGCTATCTTCCGGCCTTATGCGTCAATTGTTGAATCTGCGCTGGGCGCGGATGTAGTTTCTAACCTTGGTCAGTTAAACCCGGTAATACAAGAAACCGCAGTAGGCGCGGATGCAATAAGTGGCAGATTCTTATGGGAACCAGTGGATGACACGCAGACCCCTAACTGGCAGAATGTGACATCGACACAAAGTGTAGTTTGGACTGCAAACACTACAGCACAAACCCCCGGATGGGGGAGTGTAACGAACACACAATCACCGGGGTGGGGAACGATAACCAACACCCAGACGCCGGGATGGCAACAAACGGAGCAATAACGTGACGACCCAATACACGCCGATTCTGAAACTTGCCCTGCCTGTCACCGGGGAGCTTTCCGGTACTTGGGGTACTGTTGTTAACGACAACATCACCTCTATGGTTGAGCAGGCGGTAGCCGGGTTGTCTACGATCAATACATGGACTTCCGACGCTCATACACTTACCACTGCTGACGGTACAAGTTCAGAAGCCCGGTGTGCGATGTTGGTCGCCCAGAACGGGGCGGGTCTTACCGGCGCTGGAACAATTATTTGCCCACCAGCATCGAAGCTGTACGTTCTTAAAAACGCAACAAGCTACTTAATTACCCTAAAAGCATCCGGCACCATAAACGCTGGGTCGTTTGTCGTTGGGTTTACTTACACCATTTCATCTGTTGGAACTACTGACTTTACGCTTATTGGTGCGTCGGCAAACACTATTGGTGTTTCGTTTACCGCCACGGGCGCCGGAACGGGGACTGGAACTGCAACCGATGCTGGCGTAGCAGTACCTGCTGGAGATACCGCTTTCCTGTTCTGTAACGGAACAAGTGTCAATGCTTGCGTAACCAATATCGTAAATGGTCACATCTCTGGAAACCTGACGGTTGATGGAAACACCACGTTAGGTGACGCTACGTCAGACACCATCACCGCTACAGCGCGGTTCAATACAGATCTTCTTCCCTCGACGGATAACGCACGGGATCTCGGTTCGTCTGGTAACTCATGGCGTACTCTGTACTGCGATACGTCCGTACTGACTCCTCTGGTGACCGCTACTAACCTGCA